AACAATCTTGGTGGGTTTAGCCCAATAATTCCTATTCTCAATGGACCATTGACTTGCCACACCCCGTGGTGAAATCATGATAGGTCCGAAGCGACGGGCATGATCCGCCTTCGATAACGTATAAGAGTGCATGTCCTTCCCCTTGCGTGAACGCCTGTCTACTAAGTAGACACACGATACACAATCCTGTCTCTTTTCCTAGGATGGAATCCCTAAGAGATAGGCAAAGAAAAAGCGCCGGCCCTGAGGCCGACGCTATACTAAGTAGACGCGTTCGGAAGATTAGTTGACGATAGCGGCGACGCCATCACGCTTGGCCTGGCCCTTAGCCTTGGGCGCGGGCGGGACGGGCACAGCCTTGACCTTATCCTTATCAGATTGCGCTTTCTCGATCAGGGCGAGAGCACGCTTGAGCATACCCTCCGCTTTGTCGTAACCCGCGATCTCATAATACCGGGTCACGGCTTGTATCGCGATAGCTTCCGCCTCCGTCACCTTAGTGACGCGGGCGATGCTGCTTTCGGCCACGTCCGCCAACATCTTCTGAGGCATTTCCTTGGTCACGGTGTCGGCGATGGCACGGGTGTCCGCGCCGTCCTTTTCGGTTTCCGTGGTCAAAGCGGTAGCGAACGCCTTAGCCTTGTCGGCGACCGGAACCTTGGCCATTTCCTCGCCAACGTATTTCGCGACGGCGAGAAGCCATTGCTTGCGCGACACGTCCGATGTCGCGTCAACATCCTTCATGACGGCGGCATGGGCGGCTTTCCAGTCACCGCCGTGCTTGTCGGCGTATTCCTGGGCCTCTTTCTTTTGGTTCACCTTGTCATTGGAGCCGGCGACGCCAAGGTAAGCCTTGAGCCCATCCAGATTCGACCCGGCCTTGAACGCGGCCGCGTCCTTATTCGTGTTGAGGTACTGGATCAAGGAATGATGCGCGTTCTTCACGGTTTTCGCGTCACGGAGAGTCGACATGATATCACCGTAACCGTGCAGGGTGACCAACTTAGTCGCGAGCTTGCGGCTAGTGGTGACGTAAGCGTGCATCGTACTTTCGGCCTTGCCCGGCGCGGCGTCAGTCAACACCTCACGGAGCACCTTGTCCCAGTGATCGGCGTCCTTAGCCGTCTCTTGCGGGGACATGTGCTTGCCGTAGAGGTAGACCAGCGAACCTGTCACGATCATGTCAACCAGCGACCGGGTGGCAACAATAGCGGATGAGGCATAAGCCCGGACGGCATCCGCCACGACGATACGGGCAACGGTTTCCACCGGGGCCGGGGCATTGGTCTTGAGCGTATTAGCCATTGTACTCTCCCATTCAGGCATGATTGCCTATCGTCAGAAACCACAGGATTGTGGCAAGATTAAGGCGTCTTGACTATTCTTAGTAGACCGAGAGAAATCCTACAGAGGATTACTTTCCTATTCAGGGTAATCCTCCGATTGTATAAAGGTAGCATATAATTGTGGCATAATTAAGGCGGGATTGTGGCAGAAATAAGGTATTTTTAGTAGTAATATAGTCTTAGTTATAGATAATATTCCTAGGTTACAGGTAAAGAAAAAGCCCGGATTGACCGGGCTAATCCTTGGTTAGTCTTCCCAGTATTGTTCGCATCCCGGTACCAGCCATTCGCAGTCAGAAGCAGAATAGGCTGGGTTACGTATATCGGTCATATCGGCCGTATACTCGATTAACCAACCCTCACCAACCATGAATACCCAAGTTATCATTGTACCCTCCCTAGCACCATACCAATTCAGGATAATGATGGAATATACAGACTTGATTAGCCTGCCAGTCCATCCGGGAAGCTACCCAAGCATAGGCTAGGGTATAAGCTTTGTGGTTGTAGGTTATGTTCATATATCCCCCTAGGCTAGATTGCCAAAGGCAGTGTAAGCATAGGATTAAGGCGGGAATAAGGCAGGGGATAGGATAAGTGGTATATTAGAGAATGTGAATATACATAGCGTCTCCTAAGTAGACTAAGCCTATGAGTATATTAGGTAATCCTTATATTCTTTGGTGACCTGGGTACATCGCTCCAGGACTGATTAAACCAGACTAAGACCTAATTTGTACGTATGCTTACAAATAATCCAGGATGGTCCAGGAATTGACCCGGGTAAGGGGGGACGGGGCCGTCGGCAGGGGGTGAATGGTACCTCTAGAAAATCTTATAGAAATTCTAGGATAGTTAGTTCAATATAATACAAGCGGGATATTACTAAGAAGGGTATACTTAGTAGGGTTTCCCTAGGTTTATATCTAACTCACTAAGACCTCGTAGACCTACTAAGTAGATATCCTTGGTTTATTATCTAGTTTATTATTATGAAGAAAGAACCTAAGGCATAGAAGACTAAGTATAACCACGTATTACCTAGTATATCTCGTATAGGTGTACTAGGACTAAGCCTAAGGCCTAGGAGTTCCTAAGGCTACTAGGCAATCCATATCTAAGCCATAGCCTATAAGCTCCTAAGGCTAGGGTGGACTAAGTAGAAAGGGGTATATTACTTCCCGTGTCTTCTACTAGGGTTGACTTATACTAGTAGAACATGGTATAATATATTATAGGATAGAGGATCATGGATGAAGATTTCATTAATTCTACTTTTTCTTGTGTCTTCTCTTCCCGCGCAAGCGGCACCATCATGTGACTGGTTACGATCTTTGAGCACGGCCCAGAGACTGGAACTTATCCAGAAGTACAAACCCACTAGGGCACAACTCTACTTAATTCGAAAGACATGTAACTTATGACCAATAAGTTTAAGACAGCACAGGGTGTCCGACTTAGTCGGGGACTCTTTTACGAAACCACCCTGGAAGACAAGTCCACGGTTCTGTATACGCTAAAGAACGAACCTCATCAAGGCTATCCGTCCCTTTACCAAGCTTACCTCTCCGACGAAGATATTACCGAGTACACATTCGCCGTGGCCCATTTCGATAGTTGGGACCACTGGCAGGAACTCTGCAAATGCACTTGGTTCCTCCCGTACCTGGATAAATGGCGGGCCGAGAAGGAAGTTAAACTCAAATCCCTCGCCCTCGCTCGGATCATGTCCACCGCCAAGTACGATGAAAAACAGGGTTTCGCCGCTAACCGTTTCCTCCTCGAATATAGCCAACCTGGAAAGACTCGGGCAGGTAGACCATCCAAGCAGGCTATTCGAGAAGCTGCTGACCAGCACTTCCAATCTAACAAGCAAATCTCCGAAGACTTCGAGAGAATCTCCCAGAATAGAGGAATTAACTAATGGCTATCCCCCAGGGTATTCAACACCGTGATGGTGCTCAACGAGTCTTCCAGAATACGGACTCACAGTACGAAACGGTAGCTGCTTCCCAGACGGGGCAGGCGTTAGGCGTTACTGGCGCGGTAGGGGATTATCTCCGCCGGATCATCATCATCCCGGCTACGACCTCCCCCGGCCTAGTTACGATCCTGGACGGTGCTACGTCCATCCCGATCATGGTTGCCGGTACCACGACCATCGCCCCCATTGTCGTTGAACTCGGCCTTCGCTCTGTCTCCGGGGCTTGGAGCGTCACGACTGGTGCTAACGTCTCCGTCATCGGCGTTGGATTCTTTACGTGACCGATCAGGATACCAAACTCGCTCTTAAGGAGGCGCTCAAGGAATGGTTGGACGATAAGTTCGCCGCCTTTGGGAAATACTCGTTCACGGCCATGGCTAGCGCGGCCTTCGTGGCCCTCATCTATTTTATACTGACAAGTAATGGCTGGCATAAGTAAAAAAGATGAAGTCCGTTTACTCGCGGAAGCAGACTTTGAAACCTTCATCAGACTCGTTCATCCCCAACGAGTCCTCGGCAGTATTCACTCCGAAGTCTGCCGATGGTGGACCCGCCAGGGCAGGAAGTCTCACCAACTCCTCCTCCTCCCTCGGGACCATCAGAAATCGGCTCTCGTCGCTTACCGGGTCGCTTGGAGCATTACACGCAACCCCAGCATTAGAGTCCTGTACATTTCCAGTACTTCTAACCTTGCTATCAAGCAGCTCAAATTTATCAAGGATATTCTGACCTCTGATATATACTCCTTCTACTGGCCTAATATGGTAAACGTTAATGAAGGACAGAGGGAGAAGTGGACGGAAACGGAAATCTCCGTCGACCATCCCAAACGGAAGCAGGACATCGTTCGAGACCCCACCATCTTCGCGGCAGGCCTGACAACTAACGTAACCGGACTGCATTGCGATATCGCTGTCCTCGATGACGTCGTGGTTAGAGACAACGCCTATACGGAAGAAGGTCGTCAACGTACCCGAGAGCAGTACTCCCAATTAGCTAGTATTGAAGGTACGACATCCGAGGAATGGGTTGTTGGTACTCGCTACCACCCCAAGGACCTTTACAACGACCTACTCAAAATGGTTGTCACCGAGTACAATGACTCGGGAGAAGTCATCTCCGACGAACCCATGTACGAACGCTTTGAGCGTCAGGTGGAGAATCGAGGGGATGGTACTGGTGAGTTCATCTGGCCTGAGCAGTTAAACAAATCCGGAAAGCCCTTTGGCTTCAACCAAAAGATTCTAGCCAGGAAACGGGCACAGTACCTAGACCCCGTCCAATTCCGAGCACAGTACTACAACGATCCTAACGATCCAGAAGGTGCTGGTGTCTCCGCTGATAATTTCCAGTACTACGATAAGAAATACCTCGAACGTAGTAATGGATATTGGTACCTTCGTCAGTCTCGGTTGAACCTCGTCGCTAGCATAGACTTCGCCTTCTCCCTTAATAAGAAAGCGGACTATACAAGTATTATTGTCCTTGGTGTAAATTCCAAACAAGAATATTACGTCCTAGATATTGACCGGTTTAAGACAGACCAGATTTCAGAGTACTTCGACCACATCCTTCGTTTACACAGGAAGTGGGGTTTCGTAAAGCTCCGAGCCGAAGTCACGGCAGGTCAAACCCCAATTGTCGAGTCTCTCAAGAAAGACTACATCCGTGTTCATAATCTTAGCTTGGCAATTGATGCTTACCGACCCTCAAGGCACGAGGGAACAAAGGACGAGCGGATCACCGCCATTCTTCAACCGAAGTACAGTAACAAACAAGTCTGGCACTACCAAGGCGGTCTCTGCCAGACGCTAGAGGAAGAACTCCTTCTCTCCAACCCGAGCCATGATGACCTCAAGGACGCACTAGCATCAGCTATTGATGTAGCGGTACCCCCTTCCACGATGGGAAACATGGCAAATAAAATCCAGAGTATCCTATCCTCTCGTACGACATCTCAATCTAGATTTGGTGGTATTTAATGCCGGGTAAGACGTTAGACATTCTAGACGTTATCAAGCCGGACAGTCTCGGAACGGAGATTGCCCGGAATTGGCATACCTGGAATATGCTCCGCCAAAACAAGGTCGATGAATGGATTGAACTCCGGAAGTATTTATACGCCACGGATACGACCAAGACGAGTAATTCTAAACTTCCTTGGAAGAATACTACTACCCTTCCCAAGCTCTGCCAAATCTCGGACAATCTCATAGCCAATTACATGGCTACGATCTTCCCGAAGAAAAAGAGTTTTAAGTGGGATGCCGATGACCGTTCTTCTAATACCAAGGAGAAGAAGGACGCGATATCGAAGTATATGTGCTACGTCACCGGGCAGAAGGAATTTAAGGATGAGATGCGGAAGTGCATCCAGGACTTTGTTCACTTCGGTAATGTCTTCGGAATGCCTGACTGGGTAGATAACCGAGTCGAAGTCCAAGATAAATCAGGGAAGACACAGGTTGGGTATATTGGTCCTGCTGCTCGTCGCGTATCTCCACTGGACATTGTTTTCAACCCAGTCGCGGAATCCTTCGAGCGATCCCCAAAAATCGTCCGAAGCTTAGTCTCCATCGGTGAGGTCAAGGAGATTCTTAACCGTCTCTCTGACGATACGAACCGAAAAGAGTACGAAGAACTCTACCAGTACTTAAAGGACTACCGTGCTCGTCTCCAGGCTAGTTCCGGAGATGATTTAACCTTCAAGAACGAAGCCTTCCGTATCGACGGCTTTGGGAACTACCATCAATATATCAACGGGAACTACGCCGAAATCCTAACCTTCTACGGCGATCTCTACGACCAAGAAAATGATGTCTTCCTCAAGAACCACATCATCATGGTTGTTGACCGACATAAGGTAATCTCCAAGAAGCCTAATCCGAGTTACTTCGGTAAGCCTCCGATCCATCATGTCGGTTGGAGAACCCGACAAGACAACCTCTGGGCGATGGGTCCGCTAGATAACCTCATCGGTATGCAGTACCGTATCGACCACGTCGAGAACCTAAAGGCCGACGTCTTCGACCTCATTACCTTTCCCCCCCTCAAGGTCAAGGGTTACGTCCAAGATTTCGAGTGGGGGCCATTTACTCGGATTATCACCGATGAAGAAGGTGACGTCGAGATGCTTGCCCCGCCCTGGAACGTCTTGACGACTAACGTCGAGATTCAGAGCTATATGAATCACATGGAGGAACTCGCTGGCTCTCCTAAGGAGGCCATGGGCTTCCGTACCCCGGGTGAAAAAACGAAATATGAAGTCCAGCGTCTTGAGAATGCCGCTAGTCGTATCTTCCAGAGCAAGATCAGCCAATTCGAGGAGCAGTTTCTTGAGCCTCTTTTGAATTCCATGCTGGAACTCGCTAAGCGGCTCGTAACCTCAGACGTCCTGGTTAAGTACTTCGACGATGATTTGAAGGTCACACGCTTCCTCGACCTAACCCCTGAGGATATCACCGGCGAAGGTAGAATTCGTCCGTATGCCGCGAGACACTTCGCGGAGCAGGCGGAACTCGTCCAGAATCTTTCGAACTTCTTCCAGTCCCCTCTCGGTATGGACCCGGCGATTAAGGCTCACTTCTCCTCCATCAAACTCTCCAAGCTCTTCGAGGAGCTGTTTGACATCGAGGATTACAACATAGTTATGCCGTACGTCCGTATGGCTGAGGAGGCTGATGCTCAGCGTATCGCTAATGCCCAGCAGGAAATGGTCATGTCCGAGGCGCTACAGGCCGCAGGATTGACCGAAGAGGATGTCCAGGCCGCGATGCCTACTCCTAACGTTCCTCAAGAACAAGCTCCGGTGGCTACCTCTCCCTTTACACAGGGTCAGGGCTTTCCGACCGGTGCTGGTGGGCCGAGCTATTAATGTCCCTTTCCATTGAATGGACGAAACACATCTCCGACCCCAAAGCCAAGAAAGACTTTGAGGCCGCTGTAAGAAACTCAACCCTCGCTTTAGGTAGGTTGAGTGATATTCTCAAAGAGCGTGAATCAGAAGCTATGAAGGTTAAACCCAGGGATTACGACAACCCGAGTTGGGCGTATAAACAAGCCGATGACAATGGCTACCTTCGCTGTCTCCGTGAACTCTCGTTACTCATCAACTCAATCTACAAAGGTTAACCATGACCGATTTATTTACTCCTCCGGACCCGGTGGAGACGGAAGTTTCTCTGTCGTTAGACAATTACGTCGGAGAAGGTAAGAAGTACAAGACCCAAGAAGATTTCGTTAAATCTCGTATTGAAGCCGACAAATTCATCGAGACGCTAAAGCAGGAGGCTCGTCAAAGGGAAGCGGAGTTAATCCGTGCCCGAGAAGAGCTGAATGCACAGAAGCGAATGGAAGAAATTGCTGACCGGCTACTCCATTCTAGAACCGAGCCACAAGTACCTCCTGAAACCAATCAGAGCGAACGGGACGGAAGTAAGACCGAGATTACCCCAGAGAAAATTCAGGAAATGGTTCAGCAGGCTTTGCAGGCTGATCGTAGTAAGGCGCAGCAGGATGCCAACCGCTCCGCCGTAGTCCAGACTCTTAGGGAAACTCTCGGCACGAATTATCCCGACAAACTTCGTGCAAGACTGTCTGAGCTTGGTCTATCCGAAGCAGAGGCTAATCAAATCGCAGCCGCCAACCCCAGGGCCTTTCTCGCCATGGTTGGTACCCAGAATAAACAGGAACCCGGAGTACAATCTCCGCCCCGGTCTATTCTGAATACCGATTTCAAGCCCTCGCCTTCTGGTAAGACTTGGAGTTATTACGAATCCATGCGGACGAGTACTGACCCCAAAGTTCGTGACCAGTACTGGTCTCCTGCCATTCAGCAGGAGATGCACAAAGTCGCCGCATCCTTCGGTAATAACCCCGAAGATTTCTTCAAATAATAGGAGATATACATGGCTGGTTTTAGCTATGCTTCCAACGAACATCTAGTCCGGAGTAACATCTGGTCTACCCAACTGAAAGAGGTGCTCCTCGACGAACTTCTGGGTATGAAGTACGTTGACATGATTACCGACTTCCCCGATGGTGACACCATCAACATCCCGAGTATTGGTCTGGCTGAAATTCACGATTACGTGGAAAACGCCCCGATTAAGTACTCCGCGATGGATACCGGTAACTTCACGTTCACCGTTGACCAGTACAAGTCTTCGGCGACGTACATCACCGATAAGTACAAGCAGGACTCGTTCTATACGTCTCGTCTTGTTTCGTCCTTCGTCCCGGCGCAGCATCGTGCCATCATGAAGTCCATGGAAGTCAAAATCCTGGATGTTGGCCCGTCCGGTCAGACTGCCGCCGATAAGAACTCGATTAACGGTGCGGACCACCGATTGATCGCGTCTGGTGGTAGCAACGCCAGCCGAGTCATTACTCCCCAGGACTTTGCCAAGGCGAAGTACGCTCTCCAGAAGGCTAACGTTCCGATGAGCAACCTCGTCGCCATCGTTGATCCTTCCGTGGAGTACACGCTCAGCACCATGACCAATTTGGTCAATATGTCGAACAATCCCCGCTGGGAGGGTATCGTCAAGTCCGGTATGAGCACGGGAATGCGCTTCATCACCAACATCTATGGTTTTGACGTCTATACGTCTCAGAACCTCCAGATCATTGGTGCCGAGACCATTACCGATGGTGCTTCCGCCGCCAGGACTTCGGGTTCCTCGGCCGTTTCCAACCTGTTCTTCTCCGCCGCGTCGGACGTCCTTCCGTTCGTTGGCCTGATTCGACAGCAGCCGAAGGTAGACTCTGAGTACAACAAGGACTTCCAGCGTGAAGAGTATGTCACGACCTGCCGGTACGCTTTCAAGCTGTATCGTCCGGAAAATCTCGTGACGATCATCTCTGATCCTGTCGTCAGCTAATAGGAGTCTATAATGGCTGTAACTGGTCTAAAAAGTAACGCGTGGCTCAACGGCGATGGTCTGTACATTCCGTACGGTCCCTCCGAAGTCACGGCGAACCGTGGTGGTGAATTTGACTTCGATGGTCGTCATTGGACGGAGGTCACTGTGCCTCTCGCCTCGCTGACGACTTCGGGTCAGACGATCCTCTCGGATAACGTCGTAATCCCGAATGGTGCCTTTATTGAGGAGGTTCATGTCCTCGTCACTAAGGAAACGGCGGGTACTAACGCTAACCTCGACCTCGGCTTGGTCGATCAGGATCGTAGTACTGAAATTGATTTCAACGGCTTCCTTGCCGCTGCTGACAGTTTCAACTCCGGTACCGACCTTGGTGGTCTTACTAACTTCGCGATCTACGGTATCGGTTCCACGAACCCTACCCTGACGACCGAAGGTGGTGCCCTCATCGGTACTAAGATCACGAATACTGGTCTGATCTGCGCCAATGCCGAGACGGCGGTGTTTACCGCTGGTATCCTCAAGGTTCGCATTTTCTGGTCTGTCAACCCCACGGCTGACTACTAAGTCAACGTGTTGACGTTCTAATGGATGGGGGCGAAAGCCCCCTTCCTTTCCTAGAAAGGATCAGAAATGACTACATTAAACGCGACCAACCGGATTGATATGAACAACCTCGAAATCGAGGCGAAGCATATCACCCTCTCCGGTAATTCTGTCATTGGTGGCACTACCACCCAGACTGGTGTTCTGACGTTTACCGCGACACCGGTCCTTGGTGCTGGTACTACGATTGACTTGGACTCGGCTACGGCAACGTTAGTGAGCAACGCCGCTACCCTGACTAAGTACGCTGGTGTCATCACCACAGAGGCTTTGACGACTGCTGCGGGTGCATCCCAGGCGTTTGTCTTAACCTTGACTGGTGTCGCTGCTGGTGACCTCGCTTTCATCGCCCGATGTGGTGGTACGAATACTCGTCGGAGCTTTGCTCTAGACGCCGTGACGACCACGGACACGATTACCGTGACCCTGTACAACAACGAGCCTACCAATGCCATTAATGGCACTGTTAAGTTCAACCTTTGGGTTCTCCGAGCCTAATAACTGGGGAGGTCTTCGGGCCTCCCCATAACTCCATGGATAGTCAATGACTGTTGCACACTCCGCGTTAACTGGCTCAGATCTTCACGAACCCAAGGGCGTATCCACGGCTACGGCTGGGAAGACGTACGTCTCCGATGGCGCGGGGTCTGGTACTTGGACTCTTCTTCCTACCCTGGCTAGCCAGTCGGACATGGAGACGGCTACCAGTACGACTACGTACATCTCTCCCGGCAGAAGTCACTTTCACCCGGGTGTTGCTAAGTGTTGGGGTCAGGTCAGCTCGTCCGGCTCATTAGTGACTAGTTATAAGATTTCTAGTACTAGCCGGTCTAGCACCGGTGTGTACGTAATTAATTTCACTACCGCTTTTTCATCCGCGAATTACTGTCCTATTATCAGCTTGGACGGTATATCAGGTGAGGGCTACTATAATACTCACACAATTGTACGGTCAGCTTCAAGTATGACTGTGGGTGTAGCCTCCTTTAGCTCTGGCGCGTTTGACGGTGGTTTTTTCTTCTGTGTCTTCGGTGACGTCTAATGGCTAAACTTTCTCTTACCGATCCGACCTCCCTGAGTAATGAAACGAGTTTTCTTACTCAGATCACAAATAATAACACCGCCATTGAGACAGCGATAGAGAATACACTATCTCGCGATGGGACGTCTCCTAACACCATGTCCGCTGATCTGGACATGAATTCGAACAACATCCTTAACCTCCCCTATCCTGCCTCGGATACCGAGCCTGTCCGGCTAGGTGACGTCTCTGATTTACTCCCTACGATATATGTCCAAAACTCTGCTCCGGCTACGACCGTGGTTGAAGGTTCTCTGTGGATTGACGCGGATAGTACTAACCAGGACTTGTACCAACTCATTGCCGCTGTTTGGACGGATACTGGTGTAAACGTCAAAGGTAGTACAGGCGCAACTGGTGCAACCGGTCCTACTGGTAGCACAGGTCCTACTGGCAGTACAGGTGCTACGGGCGCAACCGGTGCTACTGGACCCGACTCAGGATTTAAGTACACATTTAACTCGGCTACATCTGGCGACCCGGGTACGGGTAAATTCCTATTCAATAATGCTACGTTCGCTTCCGCGACAGCTCTTAATATTTCAGAGACGGATGGTAATAGTAATGGTTTAGCGTCTCTCTTTACCACCCTGGATGATGGAACCAGCACTAATAAGTGTCTCGTAGTCTTCTCGAAGACGGGTGGTTCCGCGTACTTTATAGGGTACCTCACCGGTACTTTGACTGATAACGGGACGTACGACACCTTCTCCTTTACCCCTTCCGTCACCACTGGCAGTATCGCCAATAACGACGTCTTCTACCTAACTCCTGTCCGTGTTGGTGACAAGGGAGCTGATGGTGCTGGTTCTGGTGACGTCATCGGACCGGGTTCCGCTACTGCTAACGCCGTAGCTAGATTCAATACGACGACAGGAAAACTCATCCAAAATTCAGCGGTGACTATCGCTGATACGACTGGTGCTATCGCTGGTACCCAGAGTGTTACTTTCTCTGGGTCTTCTTCGGGTACGACTGTCCTCCAACCTACCGCTGCCGCATCAGGGACGTTAACTCTCCCGGCCGCGACGGATACCCTTGTCGGTAAGGCTACCACCGATACGTTGACCAATAAGACCTTCGATACTGCTGGTACAGGAAATTCCTTCAAGGTTAACGGGACAAGTATCACCGCGAATACTGGGACAGGAAACAATGTCCTGGATACTTCACCTACGTTAGTTACCCCAGTTTTGGGTACTGCTACCGGAACAAAAGTCACACTGACTGGTGCTGTCCCCCAGGTAGTGCTAGGTGCGAATACCACGACACTCGGTGCTGTCAAAATGTTTGGTAGTACTAGTGGTGACGTAACAATTCAACCGAATGCTGTTGCAGGAACAGGCATTGTCCTAACTCTCCCTGCCACGACAGACACTCTTGTGGGGAAAACCACGACAGATACGTTGACCAATAAGACGTTGACGTCTCCGACGATGACTACCCCTATCCTTGGTACTCCGACTTCGGGGACGTTAACTAACTGCACTGGTTTGCCAATCTCCGGATTGGTTTCGTCTACCAGTACTGCTCTCGGTGTTGGTAGTATCGAATTGGGTGCTGCTAGTGATACAACCATCGCTAGGTCCGCCGCAGGTACAATTACGGTGGAGGGTTCTCAAGTCCTCCTCGCCGCTCAAACGGCTCTTATTAGTAAAGGGTTCACTTTAACCCCGAATAATATTGGTACTTTTACTTCTGTTCAAGGTACGACTATTGACCCTACTCTCGGGAATTACCAATACGTCTCTTTGAGCGGATCATTCACTTGGACTGTCACTGCCCCGGCGTCTGATTGCGCCGTAGACATTTTAGTTATTCTTGGGGCTAGCGGTGTTAACGTAGGCACAGCGTTTTCAGGGTTTAAGACACCCGGATCGGGCGCGGCGGGTACTTATACGTCAGCGAATAATACTTGGTACGTTCTTTCTATCCGTAGGATCAATGGTGTTTCCATTTACTCCTGGAGTGGTTCCTGGACATGATTCTTGAAAGTTACTTCGATAATAAAACTCTCGGTATCGTGTGTGGTCCGACTATTCTGGCTGCGCCGACACACAGTTTCATGCCGCTTACCGTTAAGCGTGGTTTGGTTGAGATTTCTGATCTTCGCTCCTTACCGGAAGATACCTCAACCCGGCCAGCCTACGTCACCTACGCTGTACGTGTACGCGCTAGAGAAGGGGGAGAACTCCTCTGGATGCGTCCATTCCTAACAAAGATCGAGGCTTTTCTCACCTATTCTCGATTGATTGGTGCTGATCCTCGGGCGGTCAACTTGCCTGGGACTTTCATTGATGGTGAGCTTGAATACGCGTTTGTCACCATCTCGAATTACAATGCTTCAAATTCAACCAACGCAGATTGGAACGCGGGAACTCCAGGCAATAAATGCCCCGCCGGGGTCACTGCGACGGATTATCTGGTTGTCGGTGGTGGTGGCGGCGGAGGTGGTTACGGGGCCGGTGGTGGTTTTGGTGGTGGTGGTGGTGCTGGACGGTTTAGAAACTCTACTGGGCTCTCCGTAACTGCTGGTACACAATACACGATCACTGTTGGGGCCGGAGGCACGTCAACCAGTTCTACTACTGGAGGCAGCGGTGGCAATAGCGTCTTTTCTTCTATTACCTCCGAAGGTGGTGGTGGTGGTGGAAAAGGGGACTCTCCGACATC